AAATTCTTTGCGAACGGCGGGGTTCCTCCGCTGGCACTCTATGGCCCGATGCCGTCACCAGCAGCCGCATCGAGGGCGTCGCAAGACGTCGAGAAGGCCGTCCGAGACGCCAACGCCGAGCGTAGAAACGTCATGATCATGCCGACAGGGCATGAATTGAAGGCCGTGGGCGTCGATCCGGATAAATCGCAGATGGTGGAGTCCCGCCGGATGCAGATCGAGGAGATCGCACGTATTTACGGCCTCCCGCCGGTCTTCCTGCAGGACCTAACACACGGAACGTTCAGCAACACGGAACAGCAAGACCTCGCGTTGACCAAGCACCTTATCTCTCAGTGGGTTAAGGCGTGGGAGCAGGAGTTAAACCTTAAGCTGTTTTCGGCGCGTAACCGCACCAAGTTCTGCGAATTCAACATCGACGGATTGCTCCGCGGCGAATTTCGCACCCGTATGGAAGGCTACGCCAAGGGCATCCAGAACGCCATTTACACACCCGATGAGGTGCGCGCGATGGAGAATTGGCCGAAGCATGGAGGTGAAGCGGAAAAGCTTCACATCCAAGGCGCCACTGTCCCTCTGGGTATGCAAAGCATGGTCGCGAAGCAGCCAGCAAACGACAACAAACAAGACGAGGCGGACGCCGCATGAAGAACATAGAAAAGCGCGGCGGCACGCTGGGCGTTGAGACCCGCGCCGGGGACGAGAAGCGGACCCTTGTTGGGTATGCGGCTGTCTTCGATGTCAGCGCCGATATCGGTGGCTGGTGGATCGAGCGCATTGCGCCCGGGGCTTTTGCTGAGGCGATCGCGGGCGACGTCAGAGCGCTAGTCGACCACGATGCCGGCCGCGTCATTGGGCGCACGAAGAGCGGCACTCTTCGCTTGTCAGAGGATTCCCGCGGCCTGGCCGTAGAGGTCGATGTTCCTGACACGACCGATGGCAACGACCTTTGGACGCTTGTCGAGCGGGGCGATATTTCTGGGATGAGCTTCGGTTTCGCCGTGAAGCATGATGAGTGGGACGAAACTGGCGAGATGCCGATCCGCACCATTCACAAGGTCGAACTCTACGAGGTGTCGGCGGTCGCGTGGCCAGCCTACGACGACACCGAGCTCGGAAAGCGTTCGCTGCAAGAGTGGCGGGACGCTCGTTCTGGCAACGAAGAAAACAGAGATCCGGCGGCAGCGCCGGTAAGCAGGGCGGGCCACAGAGCCCGCCTGAAAATGGACCTTGACCTCAGGGTCCGCAGCACGCGCTGACCAAGCGCTGTCACCCACCAAACCACCACAGTAAGCCCGCCATTCGCGGTCTTTTTTTATGGGAAGATGACATGAAAATTTCCGAACTGCGCGAAAAGCAGCAGAAGCTCGTTTCCGAGGCTCGCGCGCTCCTCGCTGATATCAAGGACGACACGGCAGAGGCACGTGTCGCCGAACTCGAATCCCAGCACGATGCCGCAATGGCCGAATACGACCGCCTCGAAGTGCGGATCAAGCGTGAAGAGGCCCTGGAAGCGCGCGAGCGCGACTTGAACGCCGCTGACGATCGCCGCCCGACCGGTGAAGATCGGTCGGTGCAGGGTGGTCGGCAGGAGAACGCCGACGAAGCCCGCGCTGCCGCCTTCCGGAGCTATCTGCGTCACGGGCTCGAAGACATGCCGGCCGAGGAGCGTAAGATCGTTCGCGAGATGCGCGCTCAGGCTGTCGGCACCGATTCCAAGGGCGGTTACCTTGTGCCAGAAGGCTTCATGGCCGAACTGGTCAAGTCGCTGAAGGCTTGGGGTCCGATGCTGGATCCAGGCGTCACTCGCGTGCTGACCACGACCGCCGGCAACTCGATCCCGTGGCCGACTATGGACGACACCTCCAACGAAGGTTCGTTCATTGGCGAGAACACGCAGGTGACCGAGACCGAAGTGGCATTCGGCACCAAGACACTTGAGGCGTACAAATACACCTCCGGTGTCGTGCTGGTCTCCGCCGAGCTCCTGCAGGACTCGGCTATTGACGTCGAAGGGACTGTGCGTTCCGCGATGGCGGAGCGTATTGGCCGGATTGGCAACCGCCACCTGACCGTGGGCGACGGTTCCGCGAAGCCCAACGGCATCGTCACGGCAGCCACCGCTGTGACCGGCGTTGCTGCTGCCGCTGCGCTCACCTTCGACGACATGATCGAGCTGTTCCACGCAGTCGATCCGGCGTACCGCGATGACCCGTCGGTTCGATTCATGTTCAACGACGGCACGCTCAAGTCGCTGCGCAAGATCAAAGACACCGTTACGGGCAACTATATCTGGCAGCCCGCCGATGTAAGGACGGGCGCCCCGGCGACCATTCTCGACAAGCCCTATTCTATCAACCAGGCGATGGCTGCGATCGGCGCATCCAACAAGTCCGTCGCGTTTGGCGCGTTCAATCGCTACGTCGTCCGCATGGTTCGTGAATTCGCGATCCGCCGCCTCGTCGAGCGCTATGCTGATTACGATCAGACCGGTTTCATTGGCTTCACTCGCCTCGACGGCGAACTGCTCGATGCCGGCGCAGTCAAAGTCCTGCAGCACGCTGCATCCTAATAGGGAGCGGGCGGCCAAGCGCCGCCCGACCACCTCATGAACGTACGAGTTACATCAAGCCTCGCCGGAGATGGCTTCACCTATGGCTGGGGGCAGATCGTCGACGCCGACGTTTTTGCCGCCAAAGTTGGCGCTGGATGGGAGCGCAAGTGCGAGCCCGTTGAAGAGACAGCCGCTGCTGTGCCCACCCCAGAAGCTGCCGTTGCGCGGCCGGCACTTGAGACAGCCACCAAAAGGCGACGCAAATGAACGAATGGACACGGCTGGTCAGAACGGTTGCGCCGGCAGGACCGGCCGTGACCCTCGCAGAGGGTAAGCGCCATCTGCGCGTATTCCACGACGATGACGACAATGACATCACCTCTATGATTGCAGCCGCGGAAGCATCGATCGAAGGCCCGAGCGGCATTGGCATTGCGCTGCTTTCGCAGACCTGGCGGCTGTCGCTCGACCATTTCCCCTGCGAGATCATCGTTCCACTTGGCCCGGTGACAGCCGTGACGTCGGTCACGTACCGAGATGATGCGGGCGTAGAGCAGTCTGTGACGGGCTTGCGATACGACTTAGACCAGCAGCCGCTGCGGATCTGGTCCGCGAGAGACGCATCGTGGCCGTCAATCGTGTGCGAACCGGGAGCGGTGAAGGTCACGTTTGAATGCGGCCATGAAACTTTGCCGCAGGATCTCCGATGGGCGCTGCTGCTGCTTGTTGGCCACTTCTACGAGAACCGTGAAGCGGTAGCGGACGGCGGCTTGTCTGAGTTGCCGCTAGGCGTCGCATCAATTCTTGAACGCTACAGAGTCGGCCGAGTGGCCTGACTGAAAAGGACATTTCATGGCAGACCTAGTCTTGACGCCCTCCGCAATCATCGCGGGCTCGAATTCCGCGCAAGAACACGGCACAGCCGGCGAGACGATTACCGCCGGCAAAGCCGTCTACAAGAGCGCTACCACCAAAAAGTGGATGCTGGCAGACAGCAATTCGGCAACTGCCGCCGCTCGCCAGGCGGGTGGGATCGCTCTTAACGGAGCATCGGATGGTCAACCTATCACCGTTCACAAAAGCGGCGACCTTACTGTGGGTGCCGTCCTGACCGCCGGTGAAGCAGTATACCTTAGCGACGCGGCAGGCGGCCTGTGTCCTCTCGCCGATGTCGGCGCTGGTGAATATGTCTGCCTTATCGGCCTCGCGAAGTCGACGACCGTCCTTGCTGTCGACATCCAGTTCCCGAACGTCGCGCTTTGATGTGGGTGAGTTTTCTGGCTGATTTCGACTGGAAACCTCGACCACCCGTCACCATTGCCTTCAAGGCTGACACCACCCGTAATGTGACGCGCGCTTGCGCAGCCGCAGCCGTTGCGGCGGGGAAAGCACTTCCAACCGAAAGGCCGGCAGATGCCCGCAGGCAAACTTCGCTCGAGGCTACACTTCCAACAGCGCACCACAGGGGATGACGGGTACGGCGGAATCGTAGTCGGCGACTTCGCAACAGTATTCACTGACGCGACCGAGATCATCCCGCGAATGGGCTCTGAGGCCGTAATGGGCGCTCGCCTGCAAGGGCTGCAGCCGGTGACTATACGCGTGCGCTCGCATGTCGCTACGCGCGCCCTGGACGCCACATGGCGGGCGGTTGACGCTCGGTCTGGCGCCGTCTACGCAATCACTTCGCCACCTGTGAACGTGTCTCAGAAAAACGACTACATCGACATGCTGGCGACAATCGGCATGCAGGCAGACGCATGACGAAGGTCGTTGGCCTGGACCGCCTTAACAAGAAGTTGGCGCTTCTGCCGATTGTGGCGCAGCGGAAAATTCGCGATGCCATGGAAGATGGTGCCGCTGAAATCGTCAGAATGATGAAGTCGCTTGTCCCAACTGATAGCGGCGCCCTTAAAAACAGCATCGACTGGACGTGGGGTTCCGCGCCGAAAGGCGCCCTGACCATCGCAACGGTGCGCGGGCAGGGCATTCGCAGCACCGGTAGCGAAAACACAATCACGATCTACGCAGGCAATGCTGACGCTTATTACGCTCGCTTTGTCGAGTTCGGGACGGCAGCCCATACGGCTGGCGGCATGTTCGCGGGCGCGACGATCCCAGCCATTGCAGCCTCGCCCTTCTTCTTTGTTTCGTTCAGGGCGAATCGGAAGCGCGTCAAAGGTCGCATCACGCGCGCAGTGAACAAAGCGGCCAGAGAAGTGGCAGCGGGAGGCGGCTAGTGGATCCGACATATGAGCTCACTGCCACCATCATATCGCGATTGAAGGCCGACGCGACGGTTGCTTCTTTTGTTGGCTCCCGCGTCTACGACCGTCCACCGGATGGAGACCAGCCATCGCCCTACATTTCGATGGGCCCATCCGACGCACTCTCAGACGATGCAGATTGCCTCGATGGGCTGGAAATCACACTGCAGATCGACTGCTATTCGTGGGGGCCGAATGAAGCTTTCGGAAGCGCGGAAGTCAGGAAGCTGTCGGGGGCCGTTCGCGCTGCGCTGCACGAGGCTGAAATTACTCTTCCTGCCAATGCACTGGCGAGCCTTCGGCACCGAATCACGCGCTACCAACGCGAAAGCGACGGCGCCACCAATCGCGCGATAATCAGCGTTACGGCGTTCGTGGAGATCACGTAGCCGCCATCACCAATCACCACCACATCACGGTCGCCAATGAGCGGCCTTTTTTATGGAGACACAAAATGGCGGCACCAATCACTGCGCGCTTTGGCAAATTCCGTGTCCTGCTCGACCTGGCGGGAACTGGTACCTACACCGCACCTTGCGGGTTTACGTCCAAGTCGCTTTCGCTGACGAAGTCGCTCTCCGAAGTCGCTCTTCCGGACTGCGAAGATCCCGACAAGCCCATTGTGTTGGGCCGCGACGTGGAGAGCATTTCCGCATCTGTTTCCGGCGAGGGCGTTCTTGCTGCATCCGCGGTTGAGACCTGGCTTGACGGGTACGAAAGCACCGAGTCCGTGGCGATCAAGATCGAGATCGAATTCTCGACTGGCACTGTCACCTGGACCGACAAAATGCACGTCGAATCCCTGGAAATCAGCGCAGAGCAGGGCGGTCGTGTGACGCTCAACGTCTCGATGCAGTCCGACGGCGAGTTGGTTCGCACGGATACGTTCTAATGGCTCGCGACGCCAGGATTGAGCTCGACTTCGGAGACGGGACGTATTCGTTCCGTCTCGGCTGGGGCGAGTTCGCCACGCTGCAAGAGGAGTGCGATGCTGGACCGTACATGATCCTGCATCGCCTGCACTCTCACCAGTGGCGTGTGCAGGACATCGCCAACGTCATCCGTCTTGGACTGGTTGGGGGCGGGATGCCTCCCGCAGATGCGCTGAAGAAGACTCGGCAGTACGTCGAGCGCCGGCCACCTCTCGAAAGCCATCCGATTGCGGTTGCGGTTATCTCTGCCGGACTCTTGGGGGCGCCGGAAGAGCCGGTGGGGGAGCGGGAAGCGCCAATTCCAGAAGCAGCGTAGACGATCTGCCTAACGGCAAGATCCGCTTCGCCTCGATCTATGGAGTTGGCGCCGCAATGGGCTTCACGCCGCAGCAGATAAACGCGATGTCCATGTGGCAGTTCGCGGCGGCGTTTGACGGGTATGTGAAGGCGAACGGCGGTGGCGAAGAGAAGATGGCCAACGCAGAGGCGGACGATCTTTGGAAATGGCTGCAGTCGAAGGATGACAGCGGGATTTAAGCCCTGCCGTACACCTCCGTGCATTCCTTCGCTGTGATCGTTTCGCGCTTAGCAGCATGCTCCCTGGTGACGAAGTCGGATATGCCTTCGACCGCATATCCGGCCAACATCTCTGGGACTCCGGCACCCAAGAGTGCCCGCTTCAGTTCATCCAGAGCCTCTCGGTACTCATGCGTCGGCCCGCACATCTAAGCGGGGCCAATTCGCTTCATCGCGTCTTCAATCTCGTTGGCCGAAGCGCCAGCCGGCAACATCGCCGCGACTGCGGCCAGAACAGTCCTCTTCATGCCGCCCCCCTTGTCGTGCGTGGAGTCAATCATAAGGCGTAAAGCAAATGGCTGCAACCGATCTTGAACGCCTCGTCGTCCAGTTGAGTGCTGACCTCAAGGGGTATCAGAATTCGCTTAGCAAGGCGCGCGGTATAACAAACCGCCAAATGGGGCAAATCCAGAAGCAGGCCGCATCCACAGGGAGGGCAATGACCGCCTCTCTGGTGCAGGCCGGCGCCGCGGTCGCTGGTGCCTTCGTCTTTACGGATGTTATCCGGGGCATTGGCAGTCTTTCCGAAGCGGCCACTCGCATCGATAACTCGCTGAAGGTGGCTGGACTCTCTGGCGCCGAACTGGAGCGCGTTTACGAAGGATTGTCCAAGGCAGCGATAGCCAATGGCGCACCGATCGAGACGCTTGCTTCGCTATACAGCAAGGCGGCGCAGGCGCAGAAGGAACTTGGCGTCACCAGCGCCGAACTGCTCAACTTTACCAACAACGTTGCCTTGGCTCTCCGCGTGGCGGGCAGAGACGCGCAGGCCGCTAGCGGTGCCCTCTTGCAGTTGGGCCAGGCGCTCGGCAGCGGCAAGGTGCAGGCTGAGGAATTCAACTCAATCCTCGAAGGCGCGCCGACGATCGCCCAGGCGGCCGCGGCTGGCCTGAAGGAGGCCGGCGGCTCCGTCTCTCAGTTGAAGCAGCTGATTGTGGATGGCCAGATTTCATCAGAGGCGTTCTTTCGCGCCTTTGAGGCGGGATCCGTCATCCTCGAGCAGAAAGCCGCCAATGCGACTTTCACAATAGCGCAGGCGACCAACAATCTCTGGACGTCGCTAACAAACGTCGTTCGCGAGTTTAATCAATCGACTGGCGCGAGCGAGCGTTTTGCGCATGGCATTAACAATGCAGCCGGCGCCATTGATAGTTTCGACGTTTCTGGCCTGATAAAGAAAATTCAGGACGCCGACACGGCATTCAGGGACTTCCTCGCTAACAACGAGGGATTGAATGCGGTCCTTGATACGCTGAACAGAATCTCCGGCGCAACCGACGCCGCCGGGAACGTGATAAACGTTGATAAAGAGCCGGCGGAGGACGCGGTAAAGGCGCTCGAGCGGGAAGTCGAGCTGCTTCAGGCGACCATCGAGAAAAACACCAACCTCGGATTCGATAACACCGAGGCGGTCGCTCGCCTGAATGAAGTGCTCGGCAAGCTTGCCGAAGTCAGGGCCGCTGCGGCAGCCATGCCGGACTTTGTCGAAGGCTACCAACTTGGCGAGAACGGTATCGAAGCCGTGCCCGAGTCTGGGTCGACTTCTCTAGGTGGGCCAAGGACGAGAGGCGGCAAGCGCAAGAAAGCCGCCGTTAATCCAGTCTCCTTACCTGATTTCAAGCCGCCACCGAGTCGCGGCGGCGGAGGCGGCGGTCGCAGTCGAGGGGGAGGCGGCGGTGGTAGTGGCAGCGCTGACGAACTGCAGCGAGAAATCGAGCAGATTCAGGAGCGAACCGCAGCCATTCAGGCTGAAACCGCAGCGCAGGCTGGACTAAACCCACTTCTAAATGACTTCGGGTATGCAGTTGAATTCGCTGCGTCAAAGCAGGATCTTCTGAATGCAGCAAAGAGCGCCGGCAAAGAAATCACACCGGAACTTGCTGCGCAGATCGACACCCTCGCAGCTGGCTACGCCAACGCATCATCAGCTGCCGAGAAACTTGCAGCCACCCAGGACAAGGTGCGTGAGCAGGCAGAGTTCTTCGGAGATGCCTTCTACGACGCCTTCTCCGAACTCATTCCCAAAATCGAAACCGGAAACAAGGCGCTCGACAAGTTCCTGAACACCCTCATCGAAGCCGTCGCACAAGCGGCAATTCTCGGCAAGGGGCCGTTTGGTTCACCTGGCGGAGGCGGAAGCGGAGGTCTCCTCGGCGGTTTGCTCGGCGCGATCTTCCCGTTTGCCAAGGGCGGTATCGCTGCTCACGGCAGACCGCAGCCACTAAAACAGTTTGCACGCGGCGGCGTTTCCCGATCGGCTGCAATCTTCGGTGAGGCCGGACCTGAGGCTGCGGTGCCTTTGCCCGACGGGCGCAGCATCCCGGTCAAGTTCAGAACACCTGCGATTCCCAAGCGTAGTAGCGCGGGGCAGCAGGCTGTGGATGTTCAGGTGGGGGTTACGGTCGACGACGACGGAAAACTTCAGGCGTACGTGAGGCGCGAAAGCAATGCCGCACTGACCACGGCAGCGCCCAGAATTCTCTCGGCCGCCAATCAGCAAGCGCCCGCTGCGGTCTCAAAATATCAGCAGCAGAAGGGCGGCGCCGAGTGGCGCTGAGGAGCGGCAATGTCTGAAATCATCCAATGGCCAGTAGGTGTGCTGACGCCGCAGCAGGCGTCGGCAGACTTGGCCCCTTTCAGCAGATCGGGAGGCCGAACGCTCGGCGGCATCGAACCGTCGACCCGCACGGACTTGGGATTCTGGAGCGTCACGTATTCAGGCATCGTGATGCAAAACCGCGACCGACGGGCCTGGCAAACGTGGAACGCGATAAGGCAGAAACTCGGCGGACGACCCGGCCTGATTGCGGTGCGCGTTCGCTCGTCGCTGTCGGCGCCGTACGTCTCCGGCAAATTCGAGCCGGTCATCGAGACGGACCACAGCGACGACTCGCCGTTTGACGACGACACGCCATACACGCAGGGCGCCATATCGGTCGTTACCGACGGCGTGACCGCGGTCGGCGCAACGTCGATCCGGCTGCGCATCATCAATGCCGCGCGGGATTTGGTTGGAACGCGGTTCAGCTACAACCATGCCCTCTATGAAACGGGGCCGGTTACGTCGATCGATGGCGATATTTGGACCGTGCCGATCTCACCGTCGGTGCGCGAGCTCATTCCTGCCGGCGCTGATCTCGAGTTCGACCAGCCGACATGCCTCTGCCACCTGGCGGAAGATCGCGGCATGGACATCGACCAGAACGCGGTCGGGAAGTTTTCGCTGCCGTCTGTCTCGTTTGTCGAGGCGGTGGATTATTGGAACCGGTAGGGGGGGCGCATGTACAAGGTTATTGACCTGCTCGAGGACAAGGACACCACCGTAGAGGCCACCCTGAACGAGTGGGTCGCGAAAGGGTACCAGCCGTTCCAAGTTATCCGGCGAGCCACCTATAGCTGGCGGCTGCTCTTGAAGTGCGGGCCGGGGGTGAACGGCGGGCCTGTAGTCGATGGCAATTAAATCACTGCGCATCCTCTGCGACGTCGAGTTGCCGGAGGAGACAATACGGGTGTGGGACGGCACAGGCGGCACTTTCGTCGACGGCGACGGCAACTTCTATCGGCCGGCGCAGTTCACCGAAGATGCGCTGCAGTCGCTCGAGGCGGCCATCAACGGCGAAGCATACACGCTCGCCCTGTCGCTCATATCCGTGAGCCAGTCTGCTGCGGATGACATCTGGGAATATGACGAAGCGGCCAGCGTGCAAGGCTCTCCGTTCATCGTGAAGTTGCAGATCCTCGACGAGGACGAGCAGCCCGATGGCGATCCGATCGTTGTCTTTACCGGCGAGATCGACAACCTTGATGTTGTTGATGAAGGTACTGGCGACAACACCAGGTCTGCGGTCAACATCGAGGTGACCAACCGCTTCACCATGCGCATGGTCACCAACGGCTCCGTTCTGTCGGACGTCGACCAGCGCGCGCGCTCAGCCGTGCTCAATCCATCTGCGGCCGACGACGAGAGTTGCAAGCGCGTGCCGTTGATGCGGGATCAAAAAATCTCGTGGCCCAACTGGTAGGGGAGGCGCATTTGGCACCTACAAAATCACAGATCAGAGAACTCCTGAGTGCCCCAAGCACCACCCAGCCATCGTCTCCATCATGGTGGCGACTCGTTCTCCGATCTCTGGGCGGGCGCCGTCTTCGGTGCCCTCTCTGACTTGCCGCGCTGTTTCAGTGAATACCTGAGCAGCTTCCTGCTGAGAGATGAGCTTTTTGTCGATCAGTAAGTAAAGCGTATTCAACGTTGCAAATGAATTGGCACCGGCCATGGCGCCAAAGTCAGTATCCCAAATATTTGTCATCGGTGTTTCCTCCCCGTAGCTCTCAGCGACGCGGATGAAACTACACCGGCAACCGGGAGTCGAGTCTGTGATGGACGCACTCTCCGATTTTCTGCGTCAAAACAACACCCGCCCTTGGCAACCCGGAACGGTTGACTGCTGCATGGTGCTCGCAGACTGGGCGGTTTGGCTTGGCCATCCCGACCCCGGCGCACACCTACGCGGCGCCTACGACAGCGACGAGGGCTTCCGCGCCATCATAGCGGCTGCGGGCAGCGTTTCAGCGCTGGTGGCCCAATGCGTGCCTCCTAGCGGCAAGCGCATCCAGCACCCGCAGCGTGGCACCATCGGCGTCATAGGCAGCCCATCAAACATTCATCGCCAGTTCGGCGCCGTCCATGACGGCAGTGGCTGGCTCGTGCGCATGCACGGCGGCTTTGACCGCATGACAGCGAAAACTCTTGCGGCTTGGAGAATCTGAATGCCACAGTTAATCGCGGGGCCGATTTTCTCCTTCCTTATTTCCTCGACGGCAATCGCCACGACCTTGGCCGGCCCCCTGGCCACGGCGCTTGGTTATGCAGTGTTTGCCGGTGGGCTTTACCTCGCCACCTCCGTTTTCTCGCCTGAACAGCCCAAGGTGCCGAAGCCTGACGACGGCAGCTATAACTTGAAGCAGAGCGTGCCGTCGCTCGCCTACGTACTTGGCACGACTAAGAAGGGTAGCGACTACGTCTTTCTGGAGGAGAAGGGCGGCAAAGCGCACCACATCATGGTGTGGGCCGGTCACCGCATCCATCAATTTGTGCAGCACTACCTGCACGACGAGAAAGCCACGCTGAACGCAGAAGGCGGCGTCACTTCGCCGGGCAATTACGACAAGGACGGCGTCTGCTTCGTTCACATCAAAACGAGGCAGGGACTGAACGCGGAGACGGCCTATTCCGACGTGGTAGCGGCATTTCCGACCATTTGGAACAACAACTGCCGCGGCGACGGCCTTGCGTCCGTCTATATGCGCGTCGCAACCGTTGACCAAAAAGACCACCTCGACGTGTACCCCAACGGCATGCCGGAGCATTCGGCAGTCGGCGACGGCGCTTTGCTCTACGATCCTCGCAAGGATAGCACGCAAGGCGGCTCTGGGCCGCATCGCGCCAATAACCCGAACACCTGGGAGTTTTCGAGCAACCTTGCGCTTATGCGGCTTTGGCACCTTTGCCACCCTGTCGGCGGCAAGGTGGCCTACGAGAACATGTATTTGCCTGACTGGGCGAACGCGGCGAATGTGTGCGATCAGAACGTCACGAACCGTAGTGGAGGGATCGAGAAGCGCTATCACGGCGGCTTCTGGTTCCGCGCCAGCAACGACCCCATCGAAGTCGGACGCATCATGGATGAAGCCGCCGAGCTCGTTGTCTACGAGCGCTCGGACGGCAAGATAGGCGTTCATGCCGGCGAGTTCGTGACCCCCGACGTTCGGCTGGACCAGGACGCTATTTACAGCATCCGCGTCGACAAGAATAAGCGGCGCGCCAACACGGTGCTCGGCGTCCGCGGTCGATACGTCAATACGGCGAAGGACTACATCTCCGAAGACGCCGCGATCTACGGCGACCCGTATGCTGTCGTCGATGACAACACGGAGCGCACGCGGACCTTCGACAATGCGGCGATCCAGAGCCACAACCACTGCCAGCGCAAGCAGAAGCTGACGTTTGTCAGGGCGAACGCTCGGCGCGTGTCGGTGGTCGCGGACTACACGGCCGACGGCGTCAGGGATATCCCTTACCGGCGTTTTGTGACGGTTCACTATCCGTCGCGGGGGCTTGCCGAGGCCGTTGTTGAAATCACGTCCAGCGTGACGATCGATCTGCGCAACATGCGCATTCCGTTCTCGGGCATAATCGTGTCACCGAGCCTGTATGCCTTCAACGCCGCTACGGAAGAGGGCGAGCCTGGCGAGTCCGTCGAGCCATTGCCCGATGAGGGCGTGCCGGTGCCTACCGGCTTCGTGCCGACGATCCAAACGGAAGTCGTTTCGGGCGGAGCCACGGCAGCATTCATCAATGCGACGTGGACCTTCGTCGACGACACGCTGACATACGAGCTCGAATACGACCGCACCAGCGGTTCGACGGGCGTGCAGTCGGTGTTCTCGGTTGCCGGCGATACGCAGGTTCGTTCCGGCTATCTCGTCGATGGCGAGGAGTATCGCGTCAGATTGAGAGCATGGGGCGGCGGCACGAAGTCCGAATGGACTGACTATGTGCTGTTGACGGCTACGGCGGATCCGGTTGCTCCGGGTCCGGTAACGGCAGTCAGTGTGACGCCGGGTGCTGGGCAGGCGGAGTTCCAATGGACCGCGCCGAACAGCAGCAACTACTTCGCCTGCCGAATCTACATCAACACCGTCGATAACTTGGGCACGGCAACGCTTGCGGCAACCGAATACGGGCCGCCTAGCGCTACTGACTTGCGCGTCGTGACGTCGCTTGCGGCCGGCACCTACTATGGCTGGCTTCGGTCGATCAACCCGTCTGGCATTCCCGGTACGGCGGTCGCGACTGGGTCGTTTGTTGTGACGTAGCGCCACCCGCCGACAACACAATCTGGATTTTGCAGCCCGCCCTCGCGCGGGCTTTTTCTTTACATGGAGAACGCATGGCCACCGCAGCAAATGTGTTTCGCGATTACGAAACCGATGGCGTCCCGGCATCCGGCGCGCACAAGCCAAAGAAGTCTAGCATCCGCGAATTGCTGGTTGGCTACGAGACCATTATCAATGCGTTTCTCTCGAGCGGTGGACTTGTTTTCCCCGACAAGGCGGCAGCGGATGCG